CCGTAAGCGATGCTGTCGGAATTGCGGTCATTGCTTCTGGACAACCGAGCTAGCTAAGGACCAGGTATTGAGGATCGCGACCCACAAGGACAACCCAGCGGATTGATCCGATGGCCGACAAAGCAATCCGTTGCTCAGACCGCGAACTAGGTTGCGTCTCCGAGGGCTACTTATCCCTGCCACTGGGGAGATTCAGTGAGACATTTCGTTACCGCAGCGGACTGCTTTCCAGGTTGTCGCTACTTATCCCTGCCACTGGGGAGATTCAGTGAGACGTGCACCACGCGCGCAGCGAGCCCCGTTCGCCAGCATGGCTACTTATCCCTGCCACTGGGGAGATTCAGTGAGACGGCCTCTTCGCTGAGGCTACTTATCCCTGCCACTGGGGAGATTCAGTGAGACGGCCTCTTCGCTGAGGCTACTTATCCCTGCCACTGGGGAGATTCAGTGAGACGTCTGGTCGTTCCTGCTACTTATCCCTGCCACTGGGGAGATTCAGTGAGACGCCAGTCGGCGGCGTTGAACGTCCGACTGACCTTCGTCGCGCGCGATAGACCACCGACCTCGTGAGACGGTAGTGGCAGGCGACGTCGCGTGAAAAATCCCTACCCGTAGTGGTTCCTGGCTGAAAATTCCCCAAACCGTCTTGCAACGCAGCGGATGAACCGTCTACCATAGCACAAGAACAACGGCGGCGTGGCTTCCCACGCTGACCTCTGGTTGGCTCACTCGGCAATCGGATAGCTACCGACCCGAGCAAGAAGCCTAACACTTCGCGGCCATGTTAGGGGGCTGCGTGGGATAACCACGCCGCCCCTTTATTTTTGCGCTCCGGTGCAATGTGGCCATCGATCAAGACGACATCGACGACCTGGAAGAGACGATTCTCACCAACGCGGGCAAGCCTGCCGAGGTCAAGACCGAGGCCGCTTCCGTGCGCCAGCACTCAATATCCGACCTGATCGAGTTAGAGCGGTTCCAGCGTGCCAAGGCCGCAACGGGCAGCGGGCCGTTCGCTGGCATCCAGCTCGGCAAGATCGTCCCGCCCGGCGCCGTTTCCAAGAACAACGAGTCCTGATGCTTGACTGGTTCCGAAATCTGTTCGCGCGCATCGCCGGTCCATCCTCGACGTCAGCGGATGACCGGCTGAGGATGTATCGCGCCATCGAGTCGAAGATCAAGGCCCGCTACGACGCCGCGCAGACCAACGACGACAACAAGAACCATTGGGCGATGGCCGATGGACTTTCGGCGAAGGCCGCCAATTCGCTTGCCGTGCGCCGGACGATCCGCAACCGTGCCCGGTACGAGATCAACAACAATTCATGGGCTCGCGGCATGGTCAACCGCTGGGCCAACTTCCTAATCGGCACAGGCCCGCGATTGCAGATACTCACGGCGGATAAAGAGTTCAACCGCGCCTTCGAGTGGGCCTGGAGCGACTGGTCTGATGCCATCTGCATGCCAGAAAAGCTCCGCACGCTGGCCAAGGCCAAGATCGGCGACGGCGAAGCGTTCGGCCTGCACGTCAAGAATCCGAGCATCCGCCACTCAGTCATCCTGGACATTCAGGAGATCGAGTGCGACCAGGTGACCACACCGGCCGCGCAGTATTCCGCGAAGCAGTGGGTTGATGGCGTAGTCCTCGACGACTTCGGCAGCCCGGAAGCCTATCACCTGATGAACAACCATCCGGGCGATTACTTCCTGTCTGCCGACCTGCTGCGATACCGCACAATTCCCGCCGGCTTCATGCTGCACTGGTTCAGGAAGGACCGGCCCGGCCAGGTCCGCGGCGTCAGCGAACTAGCACCGGGGCTTGAATTATTCGGAATGCTGCGCCGCTATTCACTCGCGACGCTGAGCGCCGCTGAAATTGCCGCGATGCTGGCAGCAGTCCTCGAGACTGAGGCCCCGCCAGGCACGGACGTTCCTACGATCCCATTCGACGTGGCCGAGTTCGAGCGCGGCATGATGATGAACTTGCCCAAGGGCCACAAGCTCGCGCAGCTCAAGGCGGAACATCCATCGACGACCTACGACGCCTTCGAGCGCGCCCTGCTGAGGCAGCTTGCGAGCTGTCTGGACATCCCATTCGGCATCGCGGTGGGCGACCACTCATCCTACAACTACTCGTCCGGCCGCCTGGACAATCAGAGCTTCTTGCAGACGCTGCGCGTCGAGCGCGGGCAGTGCGAACGTCGAGTCCTCATTCCGACGCTAAACGAATTTGCCAGCGAAGCGCAGAAAGTGCCGAAGCTCCTGCCGCCGCTGCCGGATGGCGTGTCGGTGACGCGGATTCCGCACAAGTGGCACTGGGATGGGATGCCGCACGTAGACCCCAAAAAGGAATACGAGGCGCGCAAGATCGCCATCGAGTCGAACATGATGAGCCTTGCCAGTCACTACGCCGAGCGCGGCGAAGATTGGCAGGACCAGCTTGAACAGATCGCCAAGGAACGCCAGCTACAGCGTGACCTTGACATCGAGCCAGCGAAGCAAGCTCCAACCGCACCGGATGCGGATGCGATCGCCGAGGAAGTGAGGCAGGCAGCATGAAAACGATCATCCAAGCTGCTGGCCCGATCTCTCTCCGGGCCGCTGGGCAGGCGGCGAACTTTCGCATCACCGCCGCACCGGACGAAGAGGCTGACCAGCTTCCGACCTTCAGCATGATCCTCTACACCGGCGGACCGATCCGTCCGATTGGCTGGTGGCGCCGTGAACCGTTGATCGTCGATCTTGCCGGACTGCAGATTCCCCGGCAAGAGATTCCAATCGACAAGGACCACTGGATTGACATCGGACATTCGACGGAAATCCGCAACGACGGCAAGACGCTGACCGTCGAAGGCGTGCTGAGCGGCTACTCGTTCGACGACGAGGACGACGACCAGGCCGCCTGCGCCGCCCATGAAGTCGTGCGTTTCGCGACGAACGGTTTCCCGTGGCAAAGCTCGATGGAAGGCAGCATTGACAAGGAATGCGACTTCATCGCCGCCGGCGGGAGCGTGGTCGTCAACGGTCAAACGATCCAAGGCCCGGTCTACGTGGCGCGGGCAGTGACTTTACTCAAGGCTGCAATCCTGTCTGTCGGAGCCGACGGAAACACGATGACGTCGATCGCCGCCGCGCAGGGCCTTCCACAAGGGGTACTTCCCATGACGTTTGAACAATTCCTCCAAGCCAATGGCTTCGATCCAGCGACGGTCACGGCCTCGCAGCGTGCCATTCTGCAATCCGCTTTCCAGGCGTCGCAGAATCCGGCTCCACCGGCAGTCGTGCCGCCTGTCACCGTTCCAACGGTGCAGGCCGCGCCCGACGCGATCCAGGAACAAAACCGCATCGCCGCGCAGAACGTGCGGCGTCTGAACGGTATCCGCCGCGTCTGCGCCGCTCATTCCGGCCTGACGACGGAGATCGATGACCCCGCCAAGCCAGGCAGCCGCATCAGCGTGGATATCGAGGCTCACGCAATCGAGGCTGGCTGGAGCGAGGATCGGACGGAACTCGAAGTCCTTCGCTGCCGACGCCCCGCGCCCGTCGCGCCGCACGGCTACGTGGTGAACACGCCGGACCTGAACCCCGACGTCATCACGGCTGCCGTTTGCCGCGCCGGCGGTTTGGCGACCCTGGAGAAGTCGTTCAACGATCAAACGCTGCAAGCAGCGCATACCCTGTTCCCGCGCGGCATGGGGCTGCAGCAAATGTTGACAATCGTCGCCCGCCGGAATGGGTACATCGGGGACGGTCGATTTAGCGGCAACGCGGACACCGAGGAAATCCTTCGCGCGGCATTCGGCGCTCGCTTCCAGGCGTCCGGCGTCTCGACCGCCGGGCTGTCTGGCATCCTGTCGAACGTCGCCAACAAGTTCCTCTTGATGGGCTATATGTCCGTCGAGTCGTTTTGGCAGATGATTTCGGCCAAGAAGTCCGTGAAGGACTTCAAACAGGTGAGCAGCTACCGACTTCTCGCGGACACGACTTTCGTCGAAGTCGGCGAGGATGGCAACTTGACGCACGCCAACCTGGACGACGACACCTACACGAATCAGGCGCGGACCTACGGAATCTTGATCGGCATCAGCCGCAAGAAGCTCCGCGACGACGACCTTGGCGCACTCACCGACGTTCCGAAGCAAGTCGGCCGCGGTGGCGCGGAGAAGTTCAATCTCGTGTTCTGGACCGAGTTCATGGACAACTCGACCTTCTTCCAGACCGACAATTCAGCGATCAGGGCCAACGCCAACTACTTCACCGGTGCCGGAACCGTGCTATCGATCACCGCGTTGACCGACGCCGAGACGCTGTTCCTGAATCAGGTGAAGCCGGACGGTTCGCCGCTGGGCATCGAGCCGTCGATACTTCTCACGCCGAACGCGCTCAGCGTCAACGCCCGCGTCTACACGCGCGACCAGGAAATTTGGCACACGATGCCGGACGACGACGATCAGACGCTTGGGAATCCGCACGCCGGAAAGTGGACGCCGGTCCGGTCGAGCTACCTGTCCAACTCCACGATCACGGGGTACTCGACGACCGCGTGGTATTTGCTGGCCGATCCGCAAACGCTGCCGGTGATCGAGTCCGTTTTCTTGGACGGCGTGGAGACGCCGATGGTCGAGACGGCACAGGCCGACTTCAAGCAACTCGGAATCCAGATGCGCGGATTCTTCGATTTCGGGGTCAGCAAGCAAGACCCGCGCGGCGGCGTGAAGTCCAAGGGCGCAGCGTAACAACTGGCGCGCGTGCAGTGCGCACGCGCTGTAACCACGAATCACCGTTTTTTGAGGATCAGACATGACCACTTACGAAGCAGTCTACAAGCAGGACGGCGACTTCGTGGATATCATCCCGACCGCCGCCGTGTCCGCAGGCCAAGTCATGCAATTGCCAAACGGCTGGGCCGCAGTCGCCTTGAGCGACATCGCCGCAGGCCGAAAGGGTTCGGTCAAGGTCCGCGGGAAAGTCGAATTGCAGCGCGCCGCGTCACTGGTCACACTCGACGGGCAGCGAATCTACTGGGACTACTCCGCAAACAAGGCGCACTACAAGACGGCCAACGACCGCGACTTCTACGTCGGCCTGGCTCACGGTGACACCGCAAGCTCGGATACGACGATTGACGTCTACCTCAACGGCCAGCCGCAGTTCCTGATCGACGCGAACAACAGCCCGATGGCCACGGTCATCGTCAAGACCGTCGTCGGCTCGACAACCGTCGAAGTACCAGACATCAAGCGGCGCGGCAGCAGCCACTACATGCTCTTCGGCGCAACCGCTGAAGCCCAGAAGGTAGACCTCCTGAGCGAGCAGGCTTGGGCAGTCACCGCTCCCTGGATCGCCGAAGCGATCATCAACATCATCGACGACGGCGACGCGACCGCCATCGACTTCAATATCGGCGTGGCAAACGGCACGCACGCCAGCGATGCCGACTCCATCACCGAGAGCGTGTTCTTCCACCTGGACGGCAACACGCTCGACCTGTTCGCCGAGTCCGACGACGGCACGACCGAAGTGGCCGCGACGGATACGACCGTCAATATCGCACTCGGAACGCCGGTGCATCTCATGATCGACGGACGCGACCAGACCGACATCAAGATGTACGTGAACGGTGCCCGCGTGCTGTCCGGTTCGACGTTCGTCCTGACCGACGCCGCCGGCCCGCTCAAACTCCTCGCGCACCTGGAAAAGTCGTCCGACGACACGGTCGCCGACTACCGCGTGAGCGAACTGAATGTCCGCATCATGGACGCCATGACGTCGGCGTGATCCGAGGATGCCCATGGCTGACGACATCGCCGACGCCCTGGACTTCCTGAACGAGCAGCTAAAGGAGAATGCCTCCACGACGATGACTTACCGGCGTGGAGGCTACAGCGTCAGTCTCGACGTCACTATCGGCCAAGTGCGAGCCCCTACAAGCGTCCTGTCGGCTACAGTGACCGACCGAGACCTGAAACAACCAAGTCCAGAACACGGCGACCACCGATTCTGGTTCGACGCCGCCGATTTGATCCTCAATAGCAGCCTGACGACGCCTGCCGAGGGGGACACGATCGAAAGGACTGTAAGCGGCGTGACGACCGTGTACAAGCTGGCCCGTGCCTTCAATGGCGACCCACTCTGGGATTACGACAACCGAGGGCACAAGACCCGTATCGTCGTCAACGCCCGGCTTAAGAGCGTGGCCTGATGCCGACATTCAACCCATCGCCGGCGGTAGCGCTTGGCGACAAGATCGTGAGCGACATCAACGCCGCCGCCCCGTGGACGCCCAGCGGCGGCAGCAACCTGAGTTTCACCGCGAGACGGGTTTACTGGCTGGCTGAATACGAACCGACCGACACAGACCTGCACGTTGACCTGTTGATCGCCCTCGAGGACGACGAGGAACTATCGGACAAAGCCGACACTACCGAGCGGCGCTTCGAGGTCATCATCGCGGTGCAGAAGGTGATTGCCGACAAAGCCACGAATACCGAGTGCGACGCCCTGGTTGCCTTCGCCAACGCACTCCTGACTTTTTACAAGTTGGAGACTGAATTCGTGGTGAGTGGTTCGCAGCGTGCCCACTGCATCGAACGGTCGATGCCAGTCATCTACTCGCCCGAGGACCTCGACCGCAGCAACCGATTCTTTAGCGTCATCAGGCTCAAGTTCGAGGGTTGGTACGCATGAAGTCTCTAGCCGAGTTCAAGATGCACTGGGATGCCAAGGCGATCCTCACGCCGGCCGAGAAGGCCCGGCTGAAGGTGCACAAGGAGTTCGGCGCTTACACGAGGGCCGTCGCCAGGAACTCGATGATCGACGTCGGCAAGGCAACGCCCGCCCGACTCAGCCGCGCCGGCGCCATCCTCAGTTATGGAATGAGGGTTTCGCGTCCGGGAACGCCGGCGTTCTCAGTCACGGGACTGCTGAAACGGCACATATACTTCGCGTCCACGCATGAGGAGACTGTTGTTGGCCCAGCGAAGTTGAGCGGGGTTGCGAGCAGGAACGCGGTCGAGAGACTGGAATACGGCGGGACCGAGCGCGTCACGTTGAGGCAGTTCATCAACGGCAAGATGGTTCGCAGGGAAGTGACGGGCCACTACGAAGCACGCCCAACCATGCGACTGGCTTTTGCCAAGGCACTGCAAGCCAAGCTGCCGAAGCTGATCGAAAACGGAATCATGAGGGAGGCCAATTAGCGTGGCCGACGTCAGTCCAGTACGAGAAGCAAATCCGCTCATCATGATCGCGGCGGCAAGCGTATCTGCGTGGGAAATCCAGCAGATGCCGGACGGCCGCGCCGGCTATCGCAAAAGTTCAAACGGAGCGTCGTCGGCCGATTCGACCAGTTGGCAGACAACCGATCAGGTGACCGTCACCAAAAAGACGGACGTCGTCATCGTCAACGGTTCGAAACTATGGTGGGACCAGACGAACAATTGGGCAACCCCGGTTCCGCCGTACAGCGGCAGTTCCTTCTATCTGGGGACCGCAAACGTCCCGGCGACATCGACCAATGAAGGCGTCGAGGCCAGCGCAAGCGTCACCGTAGGAGTGAACATCAACGAGTTCCCTCGAGACGAGATCGACTTGAGCAAGGGACCATGGACGGATGAGGCCACAAACGGACTTGGCGTTACTAATCTTTCAGCCGGGTTCCAGCTTGCCTTCGACGCTGTGACGGAAGTGGCCCAGGCAGCGAAGTATTCCCTTCACACCGTGCCATCGACTCGCCCAGGCGTTTTCGCTTGCGACGTTGCCGTCTTCGACAAAGGCGACAACGCCGCCCTCGACATGGACATCGGTATCGCCACCGGTTCGCACGCGACGGACTTTTCGAGCGTGACGAGCTTTGTCGCGATCCACTTCGACGGCAACGACCTGTCGATCAAGGCCCACTCCGACGACGACGTTACGCCTGTGGCGCCGGTCGATTCGACGCTCGACGCCGTGGACGACACGATCTTCCACCTGGAGATCGACTACCGCAGCCGCGCCGACGTTCGAATCTACATCGATGGCGTTCGCATCTGCTCAGACACAACCTTTGCCTTGAAGTCATCCGGCGAAGTCCGCCCGGTCGCCATGATCGAGAAGACGTCCGACGATACCACAGCAGACATTCGGATTTTCAATCCGACATTGCGAATGATGGAGCAGCGTTAAACATCCTCGAGGCCAACATGAAGATACGATTCCTTCGCAGTGTGACGGCACCGGGCCGGTTCGAATCTCCGGTTCGCAACGAGTTCACCATGGGCGAGATCGCGGACAGCCGAGAGGTCCCCGATTCGCACCTGCCATGCTGGATCAAGGCCAAACACTGCGAACAGATCGAAACGACGCCAGCCGAGCCGACGCCAGCCGAACCCGAGCCGACACCCGCCGCCTGAGCCGCGGCCCTGCCATTGAACGGAGAAAACTATGCCGACGAAACGAATGGGCAAGGACGCAATTATTGCCCGTAATACTGGTTCGTGGGAATCGCCCGCGTGGGCATCCATAAAGTCGGTGCGCGATATCATGGTCAACGACGAGCCCGGCGGCATCATCGACGCGACTGACAAGTTCGCGGCATCCGAGACCAAACTGCCGACGCGCTACAAAATCTCTTACGACTTCGACGCCATCTGGCAGGCCAACACTTCGCAGTACGCCCTGCGTACCGCGTTTCTAGCAGGTTCTGTTCTCGATCTGGCGGTCCTCGACCGCGCCGCCACCGGCAGCGGCATCGGTCACCGCGGCGAGTGGCTCGTCAACAAGTTCGCGTTCGAAATGCCTTTGCTGGGAGAACAGAAACTTTCGGTCCAGATTGTCCCGCATGCCAACTACGCATCAGGCCAGGCCGTCGCCAGCTACACCGACGACACACTTAGCGCCGGCACGGCCGATTCCGCCGGCACGCGCAAGCGCGGCAAGGATGCGTCGATCAACAACTCCGGTGGAACGCCAGTAACCGGCGCCCGTGATATCAAACTGACTCTTGAATGGGGAACCGCCGACGGCAGCGATCGCGCATCCGACTTCGCGCTCTTCCTGCCGACGCAAATGAAATATACCGTCGAGTTCGACATCATCTGGGACGCCAGCGATTCCACGATCACCGCCCTGCGCACAGCCTACCTTGCACATTCGGCCTACGACGGATACGTCCTCGACGGCGCCTACGCAACGAGCGGATCGTGGGGCCTGCACTCCGATTTCGCCGTGACCGGTTTTGCCAAAAAGATGAACCTCCGCGAAGGTCAACTCATCAGCGTCAAACTGGAACCGCACGGCAACTACTCGACCGCGCCGACCTTTGTGACCATTGCCTAACGGAGACAATGACGAATGGACCATGCAAAGACGTTTACGGATGCGACCGGCCGAGAGTGGCACGTCGAAATCACGGTCGGGACACTACCACGGATGAAGTCGGTCGCAGGCTTTTCTCTCGATGACATTATTCCGAAGTCACTCAGCAAGTCGGCAAACCTGGACGCCTTCGCTGAACTGTTCTCATCTCCGCTGAGAATACTCGAGATCGTGTACGCGATCATCAAGCCCGAGGCCGACAAGGCCGGCCTGACGTTCGACCAGTTCGCGGAACGGTTCGAGGGCGAGCAGGCTGTTCCCGCGTGCGAGGCGATGGGCTTTGCACTGCTGCAGGCGATTCACGATTTTTTCCTCCATGCCGCCCCGATCAAATCACCGATGCGGGCGGCGATGGTAGCACACGCGATGAAGCTGATGACCAAGGTCAGCCAGGCAGACGCGAAGAAAGCGGATGCGGTGCTGAACAGGATCGAGGCGAAAGTGGACCAGGAGGTCACGCGGGCGCTGACAGCCCCGCTGACGCCAGACGAAGAGAAGAGAAT